GTGGCGTTAGCCATGTTTAGTACGAGAGTAGTATAAGTTTACAGACTCTCAACGTTGAGATAATTTTTTCGCGTTATATTTGTGGTCTTTCCCACCGTCTAGACAGCTTAAGGGTATCCTCGTAAGGGCCGAAAGCCAATTAGTCAGAGGTCCGACACTGAGGTGCCTCTGACCAAGCCTTGTCTTGTCTATGGTAGTTGACATGAGAGGCTTCGATAAATATAAAAGTGGCTAGGAGTCCGAAGACACCCAACCACATTCCATTTAATTTCACTTAGAACTTAAGATACTCTAAGTATGTACCAAACTTAACAACAGTGGCAGTTCCAGAACTTGTGTTCTGTGCAGCTTGTAGATCTACATGACCAGCTGTATCACCACCAGTAATAGTACCTTCTATGAATGCATAGTAGTTACCATCAGATGCTACGACTGTTACTTCAGGAGAACCTGCAGTTGTTACGTCGAATGTTACAGCTTCTGTTACAGCACCAGAGATAGGTGCTTCAGATACCATGTTCCTAGCTCTATAACTTACAGTGTTAGTTGGAGTGACGATCTTATACTTAAGGTCACCGTCTGCATCGTAAGCTGCATCTAGATAGCAACGGAATACTGCACGCTCATACTTACCTAAATCAAACTTAAGGATTGATTGATAAGTTGTTGAACTTGTAATGCTGATATCGTTAGGAACGATCAGCTTAGTATTCCATTGAGACTGAGCATGTACAACTGTACCTGCTACTGTGTTTGTATTAAAAGCCATGGTTTTTAAATTAGTATTGGTTGATTACCCGTCTGTGCTGTTCCGCAGCACTGGGTTTAGAAATTATATTTAGCACCTATTTTGGTGCCGTATGCGTTATCAGCATCTTCATCTGTAATGAATGATACTTCACCATACACATCTAGGTTATCAGATGCAGCTACGGATGCTCCGAGCTTACCTGAAAACTCATTGGTGCCGTCTACAGCATCGCCATTAACGAGAGCTGGGCCACCTTGAATATAGTATCCAAGATCTCCTACGTCTCCTTCATAGCCTACGTGTAGATCGGTAGTACGGGAAGTATAATCACCGCCTGTATAAGATGCGTTAGACTCAACGTTTACATAAACGCCAGCCATTGCAGGTGCGGAAGCGAGTGATGCCGCTAGAGCAAGTGCAATTGTTTTCATGTTAAGTGTTACTCTTTGATAGTTTTTGTGTACTCAACACCACGATACCTTAGTTTTACAGTCATTGTAATACTCCAGTACCACACCCCCGTTCCATGATGTGGTTTCATGCGTTCCCGTTAGGGAATGAACGGACGTAGCGTGAGTTGGCTTCTACTGGTTCGGACCGAGCCGCCAAGGACTTATGCTATATAAGTCTTTCTTTTCTTTTTCTTCTTCTTAGCTTTCTCTGGCTGGCCATAAGGTTTATCAGATTTCTCAGTTAAAGGTTTTGTCCTTTTATTCTTCTTAGCTAGAGGTAGATTAATACCCTGTCTAATTTGCTGAACTTCTTTATCTATTTTACCAGCTGCTCCAGGGTTACCTTTCTTTAACCTTTCAACATCTCCTGGTTTCATAGAACCTAGTCCAGTAGTTTTCTTACCAGGTATGTCAAAGCTAGGACCTCCTGCAATTAAAAGATCCTTTCTTTTCTTAGCCATCAGCTTGCTACTACTGCAGCTCCTGCTACAGTTCCGTCTGCTGTGTTACCTACTACCTTACTACACTGTGTTACTTGTGCAGCTGTAGTACCTGTGTCATTATAAGGAATGAACCAACGGTCTCCAGAAGTTTTTACATAATACTTGGTTACCATTGCATCGTTCCTGGCGGATGGATCATAAGATTTTGGTGCTGCCATGATTTAAAATGCTACGTTTGAACGTTCGAGTTTGTCATACACATCTTGACGATATGCTTCATCTCTTTCATAACGAGGGTCACTCATTGCTGCTACAACTTCAGCTTGACTACGGAATGCATCTGTAGTACGTGCTCCTTTACCTTGCAGCATACGACCCTCGTATCCTTCTTGACCTTCGTACTCAGATCTTAATCCTGCTACAGCAATTTGGATAGCTGTCGCATCTCCTTGATTAACAATGCTATTAAAAGCATCTAATTTATTTTCTGCTAAATTCTCAGCAGCCCATCCTACTAAACGTTGATACTCTTTCTCACCACCTGCTGAATTATAAACACTGTTCATCTCAGCATCAGTAAGATCAGCTGCTGCTTCTTGAGGGGCTGGGGCATTCTTTTGTATTTCCATGTAAGCATTCACAAGATCAGTGCTACTCATCTCTGTAAATTTTTGCATGGTTTCTGCAGAAAGCTTACCTTCATTATCAAAGTATTCTTTAGAAGCATCGGCTATTACCTGAGCTCCATCACTCCAATCCTCCTCTGTTTCTTCAGTGGTGGTTGTTTCAGTCTCTTCATCAGAAGAACCTAACTTCTTTTGTAATTCAAGGTATGCACTCTCTAACTCTTCAGCATTTCTATACTTACCAGCTAGAAGTTCATTCTCTTCTTTACCTAATTTATCAGCCACCTCCAGAGAGTTCTGCTCATCCTCTGTAAGTTCAGGAGCATCAGCTGGGGTGGGATCATACGTTAGTTTTTCCGTCATTCTTTATTCCTTGAGCAGTTGTTACTTTTAAATTACCTAAACCTATTGTTGTTACTAATTCAGGATCAGCACCTATTAAAGGTTTAGCTGCTATATTAGTAGGCCTAGCAATATCAGTATCTGATACCAATGGTTCTGGTTTACTCACCTTCGGGAGGGGCTTCTTCTTCACCCGTGTCGGGCGGCTCGCCTTGGTTGTTGCCATTTTGTCCTGTTAGTTGATCGTATCCGTCGTTTAATGTTCTACCCATTGCAGGGTTCTTACTTGGGTCCATCATCGGAGCGCTTGCTAACTGACCAGCTTGTTGCATTAGAGCTTGTTGCTGTGCCTGTTGCATTTGAGCTTGCTTCTCTTGCTGCATAGTCTCAGGAGACTTAACAAGATTCAATACATCTATACCTTGAGATGCTGCAAGTCGTTTAATATACTCACTAGGATCAAGGAACTTAGCCATGATCTCTGGTCCCATAGTCTGAGCAATTGTTTGAATAAAGGTAACTAAACTTTGTTGATCTTGTCCTCTACCTAAAGCATTAACACCTGCAACAATCTGTGGACGTACCACGTCTTTAGGAATCTTAGGAAGTTCCTTGTTACGTTGTAAGATATGTAATGTTCTATTAAGATAAGGGATCAAGAACTCAACTGTAAGCAAGGAGAATAAACCACCAAGCTGTTGTTCTAGTTCCATCTGCGTGAGGCGTACCTCTTCTGCAGTAGTTCTCTCGCTCTGTCTAACTTGTAGAACAAGGAAAGCATCGCTTATCCTACGCTCTAAGTTCTGCATTTGTTCAGCTGCTGTTCTAAAGTCAGCTGTCTTACCAACCTGAATAACACCTACATCATCAGGTCTACCCTGAACGATTGCACCGTTACCAGCATCGGCTATAGTCTTTGGTTTGGTAGTTGATGATGGTGAGACAAGGAAGACCACCTTACTAGCTGCTGCAGAGCCTTCTACGAGGGCCTGAGAGAGTCCTTCTAGAGATCTTATATCCCCAAGGAACTCTTCAACCCTACCTCTTCCATAATCTTCTCCGTCTACAGTATTAAATCTTAATACTAACCAGGGAGAAGTATTCTTTGGAGCAGTGCTGCGGCTACCAGGTATGATTCTATCAAATGCTTCCTGATGCCATACCCATCTACCATTATCATCGAGTCGGACGTAGGTGTATACCTCAACGTCTTGATCTTTAGATCCTGTCGAGTAACCATCATCCCCTGGGGAATTAGGTAAAGATTCTGGCAGATCTAGTTCCAGCATCTTACGACTTATTAGTTCCTTTGTAACGATCTCACAAACATGTCCGTTACCGTCACGATTGACCACGTAACGATTAAGGGGATAGTTCTTGAGACCATCTTTGCCCATGAATATCAGTGCATTCCCAGAGACGATTAAATGTTTTAGTGCTTGATGCACTATCACTCTATCGCTGGAAGCATTGATGTAATCCATAACCATCCTTTCCATCTTGGAGAAGGATAGGTCGAGTTCACTCTTAACTTCTCTAGGAAACTCAACACCAAGCTTATCATCTCTAACTTGTAGTTTAAAGAACGTAGTCTGTGGCGGTATCAGTGCAAGCATAAGCTTCGCTGCCAAGTTGACAGTGCACTTAGCACCAACTGACTGCCAAGGTGTATGTAGTTTCTGGTGTTCAGGTCGTGAACTTAAATCTTCTTGGACTAAGTAAGGCAGTGTTAATCTTGAACACTCAACTGCGGTATGAAGGAACTGTGTTCTACCACGGGTTAGTTGAGAGTATCTATCACGTGCTTTCATTAATATAGTCCTGTGTTTTTACTTGATTGAGCGGCTGGTTTCTTATCAGTATTTAATTTTTTTCTGTTAAAATTTCCAGTCGGTGCAATCTCCATATCATTCACCATATCTGGTGGTGATGGTGGTCCTGGTGGTGGATCAGTTCTTGTTAAATATCTAGGCGGTTCGTAGCTGTCACCTCCACCTCCTCCTAAGCACATTAGTAAGCTCCTCCTTTACTAGGTGTCTTTGTTTTCAATGCGCTTTTATTAGGAGACGGTTCACCAGCTTTAGCTATGTCACCGCTTGGTAGTTGGTTGTAAATAGTTACATTAGGTGCTGATTGCTCA